ACGTTCACTGGTGGTTGCCATATCTCGCCCTCTGTACGTCTAAGCCATAGTAGCCTAGCATTCTCTATTACCCTATCTACATCACCGTCATAGGCTTTAACACAGGCTTCCCACAAGTCCTTTTCAGTCTTAGCCTCACTTAACATCTTTGTAGCTTTAACTGGCCCCACACGATATAAACCAATTATGTTGTCAGCCCTATCGCCTGTTAAGATCTGGTTGTAGAAGAACTGTAGTCCTGACCAGTCATCTACTGTTTTCCACTCATTCTTACCAAAGTTAAAGTGGTGACAAGGTATCTGTAACATATCTTTGTCTATTGAGGCAACGACAGTATCAGGTCCAAGTCTTGTTGCTTCTATTGCTATAAGGTCATCAGCTTCTTCTCCTTCGCTAGTTATAGCATTATATTTAGTAGTTAGATGATTACGAACATGGTAAAGATGTACTGGCTTTTCTGCTGACTTACGATTACCTTTGTACTCATGTGACTTAGCTATTTCGTGTCGGAAGTTCCCCTTACCAGTTAGGTAGACTATATAGTCATCTGGCTCAGGGAACAACACAGTCTGCTCAAGTATAAAGTCAACAAGCTCATCAGCTTTAGCTTCAGCATCCTTTGGAAACAAGTCCTGAGTAGCAAAGGCTGACCGATAAGCTACAATATCACCATCAATTAGCACCTTGCCATATTTCATCAGACGTCTCCAAACACCATCTTACCATCATCCTTCTCAAATGCTACAGCTTCAACATATGTAAATCCTGCTGACCTAGTGGCCTCAGCAAACACATAAGCCAAAGAGTAAAGGTCATCTACATTATACCGTTCAACACTTGTCTTACCATCAAACCCATCATCTTCACTATCATTCTCAAAGGTGATTGTAACTTTCATTGTATCATCCCACCATAAACAGTTCATCATCTTCTGTAGGGGCTGAGTTAGTCTCATAAGCTACATGCTCAGTAATTCCCACATTCATTAGACGAACTCCTGCTCCACTAGCATAAGTCTCAAACTGCACCTTAGCCTTAGTGCCGTTACCGATAGCGCCATCTTCTGAGAAGCTCCACAGACGCTTGTTCTCTTTCCCTTGGGTGAGGTCTACTACTGTAGGTGCGCCACCATAGTCCACGTTCACAGGCTCTCCTGTCTTCTTATCGGAGAAGGTCTTAACGTCAGATACCATACGCTTAACCTTCATGTACTTACCGATACCAAATTCAGCATTCCCCTGTAGGACACGCTGTGAGTTCATGGGCGTCAAATCTAACCCATCAGCTACTAGCTTTTCAATTTGGTCTTCGTCAGTAAAGTAAGCATTAACGATATACTGCCCACCTTTTTGATGGATTGCTTGTGCTGCTCGTGGTCCATCTGGTGATCCCATGTCTGCGTTTTCGGGGAAGATCTTAGCGTATTCTAAAACCATATCCATTGTGTATTTAGCCATTGTCGAGTTCCTTTCGTAAGGGCTGGTAATTATTAATAGGGATATTTTTTACGATTTGTCCAGTAGAAAGTATAAATATTTTTTACTAATGTATATCGGCATATGTACTTCCGAATTGAGCGTCGATCCCTAAGTCTATGTTTAGATTCAGTTGTTTGTTAAGATCTTGTATAGAGTACTCCATATTTATTTTTGTCTCCATTTCGTCACCTTCCTTTACTAAGGCTATAATCTCGTCGTGGAACTGACCAACAGTCTTGATACCCTTCTCACGACACCCCTTAACCCAGTTGTCAAAGCAGTAGACACCCGTACTTTGGTTCAAGGTACTGAAGCGGTCTTTCTCACTTCGTAGGCTGTACCAGAACTTAGATACTGGATTCTGTACCCACATGCTGCCAAATAACTCTCTAGTGCGTAAGCTATCAGCTACCTTGGTTACTGACCAGTTACGTGACCAGAAGGCTTCCAGAAGGGTCTTAGCCTCTTTGACACTCATACCTGTCTCACGGGCCAGCTTAGGCGCTCCTACGCCATATGTAGCACTGTAGTTCACTACCTTGTAGTTCTTACGCAGTGACTTCAAGCTACGCTCCCCTGAGTTATGTTTGTCGATGTCATCTTGTGTGATAACACCAGCATGTTTAGCTAAGTCTAAGTGTGGGTCAAAGCCCTCTTTACTCATTTCAGCTACATAATCGGGGTCTAATGGTTTCATGTAGTGTCGCTTGGTTGTGTCTTCTAAGCTAGTCATGTCAGCCCCACACAAGGTGTAACCATCAGGTGCAGTCAGACATCCACGTATCTCAGCACCATAGGGCTTTTCCACTGAGGGTAGATTAACTAGAGGTTTTGCATGACGGAAGCGCATTGTGTTGGTAAATCCTGCGATTGTTGCTTGCACGTATCCATCACGCTCTGCATCAACCATGCCTTTAAGAACAGATATACGATGGCTGAGAACAGAAAGCCCATCAAGAATGACCACAGCAGGATCGGCAGAGGCCAATCTTCTGACTGACGGGCATAATTCTCCATCCTTTCGTACCTGTGGTATTTGCTTCTCTTCGCCATCACTATTCCTTACAAACTTAAATGTACTTGGGTTCCACCCAATAGAATACAGCCAGTCCTTAACTTGATCGGATGAGTTAGGATTAGCACGTTCTTCACCTGTCTTAACGACAAAGGACTGTACACCCTCTGGCTGCTTATATTCTTTGCGTAGTTCCTCAAACCTTTCGCCATGTGACGATAGCTCACCGTCCTTCTTGTACATTACTTTAGGTCTTTGCTGAACCTTAGTAAGGACACGCTTAGGCATAGCATCAGCTAACTGCTCAATCTTCTCAGCCTTCATAGCTTCCCATTCTGCTAGATGCCCCTTGGCTTTGGTTACATCTAATTTCCACTGTAGGGCCTCTTGTTCTGCTGCACACTGTAGCTTGAACGTAAGGTAGTCAATGAAGCGCCACTTCTCATCTTCATCAGGGTATAGCTTCTTAAGTTTGATGTCTAAATCACGCCACAGTCTAGCGTTGATCTTAACGTCCTCATTACATCTGTGAGCATACTCTTCTGGTGTTAGGCTAGACCAGTCATCAATCTTAGGCTTAGGCACTCCATAGTCCTCTCCGTAGCTCTCAAGACCATGTTTGACACGGCTATGGTTTAGATACCAAGACAGAGCTAATGTATCCACTAGCTTTGCTGTAATCTTAACACCTAGAACCTTTTCCACTGCGGGGATGTCGAACCTTACGATGTTATGTCCTATCAAGATTGGCGCTTCCTCAAGGAAGATACGCATAGCTACATAGTCATGCGTGTGTTGCACATTCCCTTGGTCATCCATCCAAGAGATTACATGGATCTTAGTGCTATCTAGTCCATCTGTTTCTATATCAAATACTGTCATTACTTTTCCTTAGATATTGTATAGCCTTCTCCAAGCCCTCTATGTTGTCCCCAAGGCTTCCTATACCTTGATTGCACCTGTTACAAACCCAACCCCTAAATGACTTTGTTTTATGGCAATGGTCCAAGTGTAAAACTCTGTTTGAATTATTACCGCCACAACAGTTACACTTGTCTGGCATTGGCGGGGCGTTTTTTCTTATCTCGTTAGTCTCTCGTTGTAAACTTTTTTCACAAGACCTACAATCTTTCATCCTGTAATTTGATCTGTCCTTTCTAACCCTAAAATCAGAACTGGGCAAAACATCTTCGCAAGTTCTACACTTATGCATCATATTACCTCTCGTAGTGTAAATGTTTCTGAGTTAAACCGCATCATACCAGCCCTACCTTCTTCTGAGCATGGACGGTTCTTCTGCACTGTTATGTGCGTTGTGTTACGTTCCTGTAAGTCTTCTGCCTCTTTGTCACGGGAGAGGTCTAAGATAACTGATGCCCGTTGTCCAATCATCTTACAGTACTTAGGGTCACCATTGTCGTTAGTGTGGGCAATAGTTACGATACCTACGTTTAGCTCCGCTGATAATTTAGACAACCTGACCGATAAGTCAGCTAACATCTGTTCCTTACTCTCTTCTGACTGACCAGATACTACATCTTGGATAGGCTCAAAGAAGACAAACTTACAACCACACGCTTGACTAAAGTATCTAATCTGGTCGCATAGATCATCAGCACCTTGACCATCACTAAGATAGAACTGATAGAATAGTTCATCCTTGGTTAGCTGTTGAATGGCTTCTATCACAAGATCATCAGCATCCTTCTCTTCGATAAGATCCCTACGTGTAAGGTTATCGTTTAGCTCATACGATACAAGACCAAGTAAAGATCGTAGCTTAGTCTCCTCTAAATGCCATGCAGCAAATGGAATCTTATGTTGTAGCATGTTGTATTCTAGGTAACGCATAATCTCAGTCTTACCAATACCTGTAGGAGCTTTAATAACTGTGAAGTGTCCTTGCATCAGACCTAAGATCTTATCGTCTAATGCTTGGATTCCAGTTGGTACATACTGATGCTCAGGTGTATCTTTATACAAGCTAATGAAGTCATCAGTACTGTTAAGAACATTCTCAGGTGTATACTTCCTAGCATTCCACCAAGCACTCTTAAATTCCCCTGCTGCCCCGTTAGTCAAGAAATCATTAGCATCCTTGAACTTGTCGTGTGGTACACGGTAGACCTTGTTAGGGAACAGTTTAGCCATACGATCAGCTACAGCATTCCCAGCTTCGTCGTTATCTACAGATAAGATGATCTTCTCAAAGCTATTGAGCCACTCTGTACACTTCTCCCAGAGCTTCTTAGAGGGCGTAGCAGAGGGTAGAGATACTACAGGGTTGGTGTACTGGCTCTTAAGCATTTGGGCTACTGAGAGAGCGTCTAATTCACCCTCAGTGACTGTTACCATCTTAGAGCTACCAGCGGTAAACAGGTTCATACCGAATAGCTCATCACCCTTGAAG